GTCTTTCGTAAGAAAGCTGAACGGTTACCTCCGAGCTCTTGCGTAAGCGAGTGCCTTTGGAGTCACTTCGGTATCGTTGACGCGAATACCAGAAGTGAATGCAGTTCGTAACTCAGCAGAGTTTATGAACGCAGTTTGTACGACCTCCCCGTCAAGGGAGTGCGACAAATTTCGTACGCCAATGTTTACCAAATGGAGTACGATTTTCGTTAACGGATCGCCCATCAGGACGCCGTTACGAAGCATGAGACACCGCACCCCGTTACCGAGATGTGATGCCTCTTCTCCTATTTCAGAGAGCCCTCCGGCCCCCATGAAATAGATCTTTCGTGGTCGATAACAGGAAGCGTTAACGATACCACGAAGCATTGCTGGGATGCCACATTTGATCATCCAAGCATTGCCCAGGTTTGATGCCACTTCATGTAGCATCGAATCTGTAGCCTCCTCATAGTCCGTACTGGACATATAAGTGGGCGTGAAGGTGTCTGTCCTCTCGACATAGCCTTCATAGATGTTCTCCTCGCGTTCCCGCAAGTCGAACATTTCGTCCCGATAGTCCTCACTCATGAGTTCTAGGAACGTATTCCAGGCGTGATGGGATTCCCCCATTCCCGACCTGGAGCTGTGTATTCCCTTTTTCATGGGGGATGCACAGATTCTGCTTACAAGGTCTAGAACAACCTTTAAGCAGGCTCGTGCCTTGGTAACGCTTCTAGCTTTACCAGGCTCGCGTACCGCCGTTAGAAAGGCGACCGTAAGGTCGTCCGGTGGTATTGAGAGTACAAGGTCCAGACAGGACCAAAATATGTACTCTCCAGGTGAGTCGAAATCTTGGAGTGATTTCCAAGCGACTACCTTGCCGGTGTCCAGGTCGACTACTCGAACCTGGTCCCCAGCTTCTCCCGAAGTGATAATGTCCCTTATCTCTTCGGCAGTACCTCCAAGCCGCCGGGTAGATTCCCAGCAGGCGGAGGAACTTACTGTAACCCGAGCTTTAGTGCTCAGGCCAGTAAATGAGCTGTCGGGAAGCTGCCTTATGGCAAGCTCGACAGCCGACAGTACCAACCGGCCTTGAGTGGCCGTAACAGTTGGTGCTGGTGCAGAGACAGTCTTAAGGAACTTAAGCTTGCTCTGCAAAACGATGAGGTTGGGAGGAGTCCCACACCCACGCGTTTGGCTGAACAGTCCGATTAGCATAATGCGTCGGTGTCCAGTCGCCTTTTCGACCTGTTTCCACAGGGGTACGAATTGGCGTAACCACGGTGGTAGGGATTTAATTCCCTGCTCCGAGGTTAGTTCATGGATACAGTCGCGATTGGCTGCATCCTTGAATGACTTTCTCGCAGCTTTTAGCTGTGAGTAAGCCGAGATGGTTTCGAGACCCTTTGTGGTCAAGACCCCATCGTAGAACTCGTCGTCTATCAGGATCGACAAGTTATACAGGACGAACATGTCATATTTATGCCATGTCCAGACCTCTTCGGGAAATGCTATGTACCTCTGTACAAACATCCCGTCCACGGTTTTGAGGACTTCGATTAGTCGCTCAGCCCGTGCTTTTTGAGGCCGGAGTTCACTCCAATCCTCAAAAATTGCCTCTCGTGCACGATTACTCATGCGCGGGTTGGCCTTTCCACGTAAAAAGGCGTTGACCTTTTTGCGTAGATGAGTCGCGAAAAGCCTGTAGGGGCTTTTTTGCGGCTTTGCGTACTCAGCGAGGAGATGTCCCCAATGAGTATGCTTATAGATGACGTGCAGTTTTACATCGTCATCCATAATCGAAGAGAACCTAATTCGGTTTTTCTTCGATCCTGTCCACTTAGGCCCTAAAAGCCCAGGTGGAAGGGGGTCTTGCAGGCGAATTCCGTCGCCTTGCCAGACATACAGTGAAGGAAGGGTTACCCCTTTCGCTTCACAGTATACGCGGGCCGCATGAATCTTCCATGGGTCCTCGTAAGCGATCCGGTACGTAGGCTTACGCCTCCGTCGGATCGTAGTGAATCCTTCGACTTCCATCGTCGGATCCCCTTCTATTCCCTGCGCGTACGGAAGTGCGTCAGAGGGAATATGTTCGACAGCCTCCCGTGTATTCGAGAGGTTGTCGGAATCTCTCGCCGACTCTGTCAGGAGTTGCGAGAGGCTGTCCGCATGCGTGCCTTTAACGGCCCGCAGCGTACGTTCAGTGACGAGATTTGGAGAAATCCCGTCAAATGACGTCTCAACTAAGGAAAACCCTTCGTTGAGAAGCACCGATTTCTGGGTCTTGACGGACACAGAACCGGCGTGTCGCAAAATAGTACTTGCAGGTACTTGTTTTGTCGACAGATAGTGCTCACCACTTGTAAAAGGGATGAGCTCTAGCGGTGCTTTAGCAGGAATTACTTCACG